ATGTTATTTCATAAAGATAAAAACGTCCTGGCATTAGCAACCACACAAGCTACAGCACGTAACCTTGTAACTAAGACTACTTTTATGTATGATGAGTTACCAAAGTGGTTGAAGCTACCAGCCGTTGAAAAAAACAAATTATCCTTAAGACTTAAAAACGGTTCTAAAATACAAGCTAAATCATCTAATGCAGATGCAGCACGATCGGAAGCGGTATCACTCTTATTAATAGATGAGGCGGCCTTTATCGACAATATTGAAGAAACATTTGCAGCAGCACAACAAACACTAGCTACCGGGGGTCAATGTATGGCCTTATCTACACCAAATGGTATTGGTAACTGGTTCCACCAAACATGGGAAAAAGCTGAAACAGGAGAGAATTCATTCTGCCCTGTAAGACTTCCTTGGACTGTTCACCCTGAAAGAAATCAGGAGTGGAGAGATATGCAGGATAGAGATCTTGGACCTAGAATGGCAGGACAGGAATGTGACTGTGACTTCTTAGCTTCAGGAGATACCGTATTTGAACCAACCGACCTTATATTCTACGAAGAAACTTATCAGAAAGATCCTGTCGAAAGAAGAGGAGTTGATAGTAACTTATAGATATGGGAACCGGCTGATTACACAAAAGATTACATGGTTGTAGCCGATGTCGCTAGAGGAGATTCTGCCGATTATTCTGCATTCCATGTATTTGAAATAGAATCATGTACCCAAGTTGCCGAATATAAAGGTAAAATATCACCGAAAGACTTTGGAAATGTCTTAGTAGGAATAGCTTCAGAATATAATGAAGCCCTACTTGTATGTGAAAACGCAAATATAGGGTGGGCTACAATAGAACAGATACTCGAAAGAGAATATAGAAACATGTATTACAGTTCTACCTCTAATATGGAGACAGTAGAATCATATATGAACAAATATGAAAGAGATAAACTCGTTCCTGGTTTTACAATGTCAGCTAGAACAAGACCTCTAGTTATAGCTAAGATAATTGAATACGTTAGGGAAAGAGCGGTTACCATACAATCTAAGAGGTTAATGGCCGAGATGAGAGTATTTGTATGGAAGAATGGTAAACCTCAAGCACAGACTAACTACAACGATGATTTACTTATAGCATGTGCAACAGCATTATATGTTAGAGATACTGCATTAAGATTAAGACAGCAGGGTATGGATTTAGCAAGAGCACAGCTATCTTCTTTTGGAAATCTTAACTCTCAAAACAAAGCTGTTATGAGTTCAGTTGGTTCACGTCAAGATAATCCTTATATTGTTAAGACGAACCATGGTGACGAAGATGTCTCATGGTTATTTAAATAATACTATTTATATATAAAGTAAATTTACAATGGCGGATAAATCCTTATTTGGTAGACTCAAGACACTTTTTGCTTCTGACATTATTGTTAGAAATGTAGGAGGTGATGATTTAAAAATAGCCGATGTTAATCAGATACAATCAACTGGTAGATATCAAACTAATTCTCTAGTAGATAGATTTAGTAGACTATACATTTATAATAACAAAAATGTATTCAACCCTAATCTAAACTACCAGACATTAAGAATACAACTATACTCAGATTATGAAGCAATGGATACAGATACAATTATTGCTTCTGCTTTGGATATTGTAGCCGATGAAGCTACAGTAAAGAATGATAATAATGAAATATTATCTATTAAATCATCTGACGAAAATATACAAAAGGTCCTTTATAACTTATTTTATGATGTTTTAAATATCGAATTTAATTTATGGTCGTGGACTAGGAACATGTGTAAATACGGAGACTTTTTCTTAAAGCTAGAGATAGCAGAGAAGTTTGGAGTTTACAATGTTCTACCTTATACAGTCTATCATATGGTTAGACGAGAAGGAGAAGATCCAACACAACCAGGTAAAGTTGTATTCCAATTAGACCCTGATGGATTAGCTTCTACACAAAACCCCAACTACCTACCTAAAAGAGAGCAATCTAAAATAATTGAATTTGATAACTACGAAGTAGCTCACTTCAGATTAATATCAGATACACATTACCTACCTTATGGCCGTTCTTATTTAGAACCAGCTAGAAAGATCTTTAAACAAGTTACTCTAATGGAGGATGCAATGTTGATTCATAGAATCATGAGAGCTCCAGAAAAGAGAACTTTCTTTGTCAATGTTGGATCAATTCCACCAAACGAAGTAGAACAGTTTATGCAAAAAACTGTTAATACTATGAAGAAGACTCCTTATGTAGGAGAAGACGGTCAATATAACCTGCGTTTCAATATGCAGAATATGATGGAAGATTTCTACATTCCTGTAAGAGGAGGAGATACTTCTACTAGAATTGAAACCACACCAGGCCTGCAGTATGACGGAGTAACCGATGTACAGTACTTACAAGCTAAAATGTTTGCCGCATTAAAGATTCCAAAAGCATACTTTGGATTCGAAGGAGAGTTATCTGGAAAAGCAACACTAGCAGCAGAAGATATTCGTTTTGCTAGAACAGTAGAACGTATTCAAAAGATATTAGAATCTGAGTTAACTAAAATTGCTTTAGTACATTTATATACTCAAGGATTTACCGGAGAGAGTTTAACTAACTTCGAAATTAAATTATCTACACCATCTATTATATTTGAACAAGAGAAAATTGCTCTATTAAAAGAGAAGATTGATCTTGCAAATCAAATGAAAGATACTAAACTATTCTCATCAGACTATATCTACGAAAACTTATTTGATATGTCAGAAGACACTTACATGGAGATGAGAGATTTAGTTAGAGAAGATTCTAAACGCTTATTTAGAATAGCTCAAATTGAAAATGAAGGTAATGATCCTGCTAAATCAGGAACAACTTACGGAACACCACACGATCTTGCTTCAATGTACGGTAGACGTTCTACTTCTACACCAAAAGGAGGAGGACCTGGAGAAGTACCAACAGGATATTCAGAAATGGAACCTAAATGGGGAGAACCAGGACCAGAAGGTGGAAGACCAACAGAAAAAGCATCAGTTTACGGAACAACAGCAGCAATGGGAGGAAGAGACCCATTAGGGCAGCATGGTATGCACGGAGGGTTTCCATCCGATAATGACAACGTAATGGAGAGCCTAACTACCCAAGCTATCTACCACAAGACTAAAGACTCATTAAAAAATATCGTTTTTACTAAGCAATCTAAAGATGAACCGGATATGTTGAATGAAGGTAACATCAAAGATTTAGGTAATTAGTAGATATTTATAATCGTAAACGTGTATAATGAAAGTAAAACACTCAAAATTTAGAAATACAGGTCTTATTTTTGAGCTGCTTGTAAAACAGATTGCTTCAGACACTCTAAACAATAGAGATTCAGCTGCAGTACATATATTAAAAAAATATTTTACAGGAAAAACAGCTTTAGCAAAGGAATTTAAATTATATGAATTCATAGCTAAGAATAAGAACATCTCACAATCTAAGGCAGAAGCTATTGTTTCTACCATTACTGAGATATCCCGTAGATTAGATCAGACTCAATTAAAAGAATCTAAGTATAACCTTATATCCGATATTAAAGAGAACTATAATATAGAAGAGTTCTTTAGTATTCAGGTTAGAGATTATAAAGCATTAGCTGCATTATACTGTCTTTTAGAAGCACAAAACAATGCAGATTTAGTAGATCCTTCAGTATTAGTAGACAACAAGACTACTATCTTAGAACATCTTACATCAGCCCCACAGAAAGAATCAGATGTTAAAGATACTTTAATCGAAGACTACTCTAAATATGATAAAGATTTACGTTTACTCACCTTTAAGATATTATTAGAGAAATTTAATAACAAATATAAAGATTTACTACCAGAGCAGAAGAACATTCTAAAAGAATTTATTACTTCAGTTAACTCAAATACACGTTTACGTAATGTAGTTAACGAAGAGCTTACTAAAATAGCTTCAGATGTAAGAGATTTAGTAAGTAAAGTGAAAGATGAGGTAGTTAAAATTAAATTAGAAGAGGTAGCTAAAGCTATTGTTCCTATCGCTAAGACAGAAAAGATCACAGATAGTCATTTAGTTAATCTAATGCAGTATTATGATTTAGTTAACGAACTTAGATCTATCTAATGAAAAGGTCTGAGTTAACTAAACTTGTAAAAGAGGTAATGCAAGAGCTTAGTGAAGCAAACGTTACAAATGTAGGAGGAGCATCATTTACACCCGGTGACGGAGCACAGTATGCTACTCCTAAAGCTTTTGGAAAAGGTCATAGAGCAGTTAAAACATTAACAAAATTAGGATTCAAAAAACAAAGTCGTCCAAAACGACCATCACATACTAAAGGATTCGATTACTTATAAATTATGAGAGTAAAATCAGTAACAGAGAGATATAGAGCCGTAAACGAAGGCACTATGAGCAAAAAAGAGTTTGTTCGTCAAATGAGACAGCAATACCCTATGCATATTACCCAATTCAATGGATTTGACGATTCAGTTCAAATTTTAAAGAATAGAGGTCTTTTATTCGAAACTAAAACAGAAGTAGTTGAAGAAGCTAAAGTATACGATGATAGACCAGCTTTAACTTATTCATTAGATGCTTTAGATAGAGGAATAAGAGTAGAATTAGCTACAATGGGTGTAGAACCTGGACAGCAATCTGTAAAAGCTGAAGATCTTAAGAAAGCTACTAAAAAAGCTAAAGATAATTTAGAAAAGAACGCAACTCATTATTTAGACTTAATGTCAGGTGAATCTAAAAAAGTAGATAAGCAAGACAAAATGAAAGAAACTAAAAGAGGAGCAAAAGACACAGACGTTATGAACGGTTTAAAGAAAGCTACCTTAAAAGAAGGGTATACAGAAGAACAAATCGAAGCTGCTATCCAGAGAATTAAAGAAAGAAAAACTTCAATAGGAGAAGTAGAAAAAAGCGAAGAAGAAAAAGAAATACAAGGCTTTAAAGATAAAGCATTAGTAGATGCAGGTGTTAGTTTAACAGGAACAGGAGCTTCCACTCATGAAATTGTATTTGATCATAGAGGAACTACACAGACAATAGCTTTTAGAGATAGTGAAGAAGCTGCAGAACAAGCAAAAGCGAAATTAGAAGATACCGGATACTTCGGAGATAAAAACCTAAGAGTAGTTCCTGCAGGAATGAAAGAAGATTCAGTAGAAGAAGAAGATGGATATAACACAGACCCTAACCTTCAAATGCATATCGATGATGAAGAGTGGGAGAGAGAAAATGGAAGAGGTCCTAAAGAAGATATAGTTAAAGAAGCAGGTAAAACCGCTCTTATTCAAACTATGAATAATGCAATATCAGCTATCAAAGATAAATACGGAGACCAGCCTGGTATTGCCGGTATTATTAGAGAGTTCTTAAAAACACACATAGATGATTTAGCAGACGGAGCAGATCCATTAGATGAATTCGAAAGCTTTATAGAAATTAGGTACAATAACTTTGTAGATGAGAATGAAGATACGGTATCTGAATTAGACGGAACTGGAGCAGTAGACGCAGCAACAGCAATTATTAGTGCACTTGGACTAACTGGAGGAGCAGTAGCTTTATCAAGTTTAATGGATGCCTTAGAAGCCGGAAAATTAGGAGAAAAAGGAAAATCTGTAGCTAAATTTTTAAGAAGTGCAGGAAAAACATTTTCCGGTCAAGGAGCTCCAATGAAAGAAG